AAGAAATATGTTGAAGTCATTATAGTGATTGCACCGGATCAGCGACCATCGGGAGGCAGGCAACAACCGCCCGGACGGGCTGTTTTTGCCCCTTTTGAGAAACTCAAAAGGTATCTTGCCTCCCACAACTTTTATATGATTGCGGATAGATGACGGAGCCATTCCTTCAGGCGGTGTCCGCTCCCGATTAAGCCGCTAATCCGATGCCGTTTCCATCTCAGAGCTTGCGCCAGATTTCGATGTCGTCGGCATACTGTTTCAGATGCTCGGCGAGGATGGCGTTGGCGTAGCTGCTGACGGTAGTGCCACGGTCGCCGAGGATTCTGGAAACACGCTCAAGCTGGTCCCACAGGTCGCCCTCGATATTCAGGGCATGGCGGTTCACCAGCTTTGCAGGAGCAAGGAATGTCGCTTTGAACTCGGCGAAGTCGGATTTACGCTGTTGCTTGCCGACGCGCTGTTGCTTCGGCGGCTCGATTGTGGCGGTTACGGCAGTTGCCTCGGTTACTGTCTGCTCGTTGTCAAACAGATTATCAGCGTTGGCAGGTGTGGTGCTGTTAACTGTGTTATCGCTGTTAACTGTGGATGTGGAGTTGATAGAGTTATCTGATTTCATAATAAAATCGGGATTAAGAGTTGATGCTTTGGTGGTGGTTTTATTTGTTTTCATTGGGAAGTGTGTTTTTGGTGAAACTTTGGTTGACAAGAAAATCATTCAAGTCATTGAACTCGGAGTAGAGTGTGGCGCGGTCAATCACGGTTGAGCCATATATGGCTGTCAACTCGGATAAGGCTGTTTTTCCAGCATTGTCGTTGTCAAGATAGCAGTTGATGACAGTGTAGCCTTTGAGATAAGGCACTGCTTTGTTGACATTGACAACCGAGTTGAGTATGATTGCGTCAGCTCCGCTGATGATGTCGAGTGTGAGTGCCGAGAGGTAATCAATGAATCCCTCGAACACGACACACTCTGTTGACGGGCCATCTCTCGACCACGGCAGATATGAGATGTCCTTGCGTCCCCGGCAACTTTTGAAATATCGGTTACGCAGTTCCCAGCCTCCGCTGACATTCTCAAATGACACGGCAAAATATGATTTACCGTTGACGCTGTAATGAGCCTCCTTGCAGTTCGCCGTGGCGATGTGTGCCGGAATACCACGCTCTTGGAGGTATGCGACAAGTGCGCGGTGTTCCAGAGGCACGACCGCAAACCGTTCCACATTCGGTGCAGAGTGTCGCTGGGGATAAGAGGAAGCGACTGTCTGCACCGATGGCACTGGATAGCTGTTGGCGATGCAACGCATGAGATGGCGCAGGTCGGTTGACTGATACAACTCGGCTGCCAAGTCTATGATGTTGCCGCCTTTGCCAATGCCGAAATCATACCAGCAGTTTAGCGTTGTCTCGACCTTGAACGATGGCGTATGCTCCTGTCGCAACGGCGACTTATACCAGAGCCTCGTTCCTTTTCTCGCCGCCGGCTCGTGTCCGAGACGGGACAAGAAGGCGGCTAAAGGGATTGTTTTAATCTCTTTGAGCATATCAAAAATATGTGTTGGGGATTTGGTTCTGGTTCAGCTCACATATATACACCCCGTACTGAACCGAACTTAAATCAGTAATAAAAATCTGGGTTGTATGAGTATGTGCCGTTTTCCCGGACTACCAGCCGTTTGTTCATCAGAAATGATTTCAGTTTCGTCACTTTGCCGTCACCGTATGGAAACCCGCAGGCGGCATAGGCTCTCTTGATGCTGTCCTCGCAGTTCTGACAGCCCTTTATCGCGCCGTTGGCAAATGCCTTTTCAAGAGCCTGACGGTGCTGTTCGGGTGTAAGCTCCGAGTATGAGAAGGTCTGAACCTTTGATTTCCCGGCAAAGGTGTAATTGGTGGCGATTTCCGGCAGTCCGGCTTCGTTAACGATGAAAGCAAACGGCGGAAAATCCATTGAACGGATGCAGGATGCCGACACCTCGGTAACTTCACTGTCCGTAGTGCTTTTGCAGACTTGCAGAACGGTCTCCGCCTTGTTGTTGAGTTCGGTGCCTACATGACCGCGTACATTGTCATCGCTCTTGTTGAGGTGCAGGACCGTATGTATGTGTATCTGATACTTGTCCGTCCATTCCATCAGTTTGCCGATAAGCCTTGACGATTCAATGGCGTTGTTGATGTCGAACATCAGGTCGCGTACTCCGTCTATTATGACCAATCCGACATTGGGTGTGTTTGCGATAGCGTTGTCGATAAGTTCAAGGCGAAGGTCGGGCGTAATGGCGCGGAGCTGGGCGAAGATCAGATTTTCGGGATGCCTGTCAACCGGAAGTCCCGCAAGGCGCAACGCACGTTTCATCACCCGCTGGCAGTGGTGCGGACTTTGCTCGGTGTCGAAGTAGAGGATAGTGCGCTTGTCGTCGGGAAACTCGGCGATGTAGCGCAACACATCCCCGTTGGTCAACGCCGCAGCGAGAATGGCACTCACGTTGAATGTCTTTTTACTTTTCGCCTTACCGGTCGATGCCGAGAAGTTGCCGAGTGTACCTATTGCGGAACCGTTGCAAAAGAGAACTTCCGGGCTTCTGACAATCTCGTCCGTCACTCTGAGCTGATATGACTGCCAGAGCCGATTCAATTCCTGTGCATCCATCATTGTCTCGCCTTTTCAAGTATCAGACGCTCCACATCGCTCTGGCGGTAGCACACCTTCTTCCCGACTTTTACCGGGATGAGGATATTGTTTCGGTTCCAGTTCCAGAGGGTGGTATGGCACACGCCGAATTTCTCCATCACCTCCTTCTTGGTGAGCAAGACCTCCTGTGCCGCGCTGACCATAGCCGGAAGCAGCTCCGTCTTTGCGGCCTCGATTGTCTGTCTTACCAGCTCAACGAGGTCTTCAAGTTTGACATTAAGCGTAACGCCGGTCACGCCACTGTTGATTAACTCTAATAGATTTGTCATAGGCAAATGCCATGTCGCCGGATTGTTAAGAGCTGAACGATTTTGGCGACGTTAGAAACCGTTTAGCCGCCGTTCCGTCCGAAACGGCGATGCAAAGATAATGGGCAATTGCCCGCTTTGCAATAGCTATAACGCACTGTATCAGTCAAATAAATTCGTTTAATTTCGCTGACGCAATTAAACGAATTAAACGAACTGAATAGAGAAAAATCAAAGTGGATATAAACGAGAAAAGCCACCCGGCCGCAAGCGGTCAGATGGCTTCAGTATGATAAAATTTCGGCGTTATGCCGCCTCAAAATGATTTCTGATATTGTCGAGATTCTTTTTATCCTGCCCCATATCAATCATGCGCTTGCCTCCCATCATCGGAGTGGTGAGCTGCTGATGGGCTTTCTGCACTCCACGCAGTCCGACAAACTTGTGTTCGGGATAATGTTCCGACAGGGCATCGTGGAATGTTGAGATGTCGCAACTGCGTATGTGCGAATCCTCGTGAAGATAGATATACAGCATGGCGAGGTCATTGCCGCTTGACCGGAGTTTCAGGAACTCCGTTATTTTACCCTTGATGCGGTCGGTGTTGTCGGGTATGAGGTTGTCGAGGGTTTCACGGACTTTCTTCCTGCCGCGCTTCCTCGGTTCTTTCTTTTCATCGGTTGTTTCAGCATCGGTGCTGTCCGCTGTGGCTGCTGATTCCTCCTCGTCAAACTCAGCAATTGCCGAATCGGTAACAGGCACGACACTACCCATAGACTTCTGAATCTTACGGAAATTATCCCAATCCTGTCGAGTACGGTGTTCATTCTAGATACTTCTACGAATGATGAAATAAATCATGGCGCGGGCCATAAGACGATTGAAGAATCCGGATTCTTTATCCTGTATGATTTCTTCATTATAAGAAACCATCAGCTCCCAACTGTTGCCGAAGTATAGCCATGCAAGCATTGCCGGAGCAATGGTATCCGGATTTTCTGACTGAAAATCTCTAAGTATCGTTCTGCCTATGTCAGCGTCCTCCAATATCTTCTCAAGATCGTCAAATCCTTCATCCCTATTGTCTGCCATACGAGATTTGACGGCATTGGCATAAGCGGGAGCGATAGATTGGGCATACAGAAAAATCTGTTGAAAACCTGAACGGTCGCGCTTGCTCATTTCCTCGGCAAAAGCGCAGTATTCCTCGCGGTGGGTGTCAAGCCATTCCTTTATAAGCGACTTTAATTGTTCGTGCGTTATTGTACGGGGTTTTATTTTCATTAATTTATGTGATGTAAACGGCGGGACTTAATTACCCCGCAATTTACAAAACCCTCAATTCGATTGAATGGTTCACTCGTCGATGTTTATTAAAAAATGTGAAAAGATTTATTTTTCGTTCATTCAGTTGCGTCAACCACGTTTCAACACCGTTCAAACGGGCGTGTCATAGGTAACTTTATAGGGAACTCGGCAAAATTTGAGTGAAAGAAAAATCGCTAAGTAGTCAAAGTTTAACTACTTAGCGATTTTATATGTGGTGTCACCAGGGACCGAGTCACGCCTGACAGTCAGTAATTTAATTCACTATTGTGCCGACATTGTGCCGACATTCCGGGAATTATCAGGAATTCCGCTCACTCATAAGGACCTCGATCAGGCGCTCCTTCTCGTTCAGCAACTCCTGCAGATGCTCGTTTTCCTTGCGCAGTTCCTTGGCTTCATCTGCCTGATAACCATCGAAAAACACTCCAGGCGACACACCTAATGCGTTGGCAAGCGCTTCAAGTGTTACCGTATTCGTCGACCCGCGACGGATCGCACTCTGGATTGTGCTCTCATCCCTGCCTATGCGTTGCGCTAATTCCCGAATAGTCATCTTTCTGCGCTCGCACAATTCTCTAACTATTAATAAATTGGCCATTGTGTTTGAAATCTTAACGATTATTAACAGGAAATAATTACCCTATTATGAGCAATTATTTCTATATTTGCATCATAAAACTACAAAAAAATTACAACCTATGCAAGAACAAAGTAAAAAATCATTCAAGTCGGACGCGCAAATTTTACGTCAATGGCTTGATGACAATGTTCCCCGCGCTCAATATAACAAGGTAAAAAACCGGATTGTTGAGGAATGCCTGATCCGTCCATGGACACTCAACAACTGGCTGTACGGAAACTGTCGCATCCCTGATGCCGGGAAACGAGATATCAACAAGGTGACGATGGAGTTTTCCGGAGTCGAGATATTTACTATAGCCAAGCCCGGAGAACTATCCGTAGGCGTGTGAGGAAATTCTCCGGGGGAGGCTATTTAACAATAAAATTGCTCGAAATTATGAAAAGAGAAATCACATTCGGAGACCATACGGCCATCATCGACATGGGAGAAGGCCGCGCGATGTTGACAGTGCTTGAATCGTCGTTACCGGTCCAGCTGGCCGACGCGCTGGACGCCGCCGGCGACATGGATGCCACCGAGGTGTCGCTGATTCCCGGAGGCGCCTGCATACGCATTGTCCACGACCTTTCAACCGCGGACCTGCTGGCTGTAGTATGCGAGATTATATCGGATGTTTACGACACTGATACTACCATATCTTATGCGCGAGCCGAGGACTCTATATGATCTGCGGTATTACGCCAGGCGCCGTGGTTATCGTTTCAGTCGCAAAGGCAAGATCGTCACGGTGCCGGAATGCCGCCGGTCAAAGCGTGTGGAATCACGCCTGCAGGCATTCGGCTATGCTATACAACTAAACATATTCGGCTATGAAAACTGAATTTTTGCGCGTCCTTCTTCCTTCCCGGTTTTGTCACTCACTTTGCAAAGCTGTTACAGATAGACCCCGATTTTCGGAATCGGGGGGGGTAAGGAATCCCGGAAATTTTTGTAATTATGTAATTTGTCACAAGATATGGTAACGCCCGAACAACTATACGCCGCGACCGACGAAGGTCTCGACATACTTGCACTGCATTATCCCCGGATTCGGGAGGCGGCGCGGACCAAAAAGCCATTCAAGGCACGGCCGGACGAACGCACGCCCAGCGCGTCGGTCAAAAGATATCAGTCATCACAGGGTTTCTATGTATGGAAGGTTACTGATTTTGGCGACGAGGGCCGTGCCACGGATCCTATCGCGATCCATATGCGTGAAACCGGGCTGCGTTTCCCGGAAGCGATCCTGGATCTGGCCCAGATGTTCAATGTCACGGACGAGATAAACAGGGCGGTAAACCGTCCAGATATCCGCAAGCAGCCGGCCACGCCCGAACAGGAGGACGGTCAGACATATTGGGAGATAGATCAGGAATTTACGGACGCCGAATGCAAGATCATGGGGCCGCGTGTCACAAAGGATCATCTGAAGGCATTGCATTGGTACCGGGTCAAAGTACTGATATCGGTACGCAACCGCGAGGCCGTCTATAAATATCCAAACGAGCATTACCAGATATTTATGCGTGAATGCTGGTTCAACGACTCGAACGGGAAACCGGACAGGTTTTACAAGATCTATGAGCCGCTGAACGCCGATAAGCAATGGCGGTTTCAGTATCAGCCCAAGGGCAAGAAGCCGCAATCGTATGTCAACGGACTTTATGAGCTGGCCGAAAGATGGACCGAGTACAACAAGCAGGAAGAAAAATTATTCCGTGCGGATCCGGCCAACGAGGACAAGAGCTACAAGGATCAGAAGCTCCCGGAGGCCGTTATCTGTTCCGGCGAACGTGACGCTATCTGCGTCCGGTCATTGGGATATCATCCTATTTGGTTCAATTCCGAGACATATCAGGTGAGCGATGACGAATGGCGCCAGATTAACAAATACGTCGACACCGTCTACAATATACCGGATATAGACACCACCGGACGCCTGAAGGGCACGCAACTCGCATTACGGTTCATTGACCTGCACACCATCTGGCTCCCTTCTTGGTTATCCAATTACAAGGATAATCGGGGCAAACCGCGCAAGGACTTCCGCGACTGGATGGAGTTGCGTAAGGAGAAAAACGACTTTCGCGGATTGTTGGCGCTGGCCACGCCAGCCAAATTCTGGTATATCACGAAGAACGAAAAGACCGGTAAATTAAAATACGGCATCGATATCTCGTGCTTGTGCGAGTTCCTGATGTTACAGGGATTCTACACACTGAAGGAGGAACATTCCGAATGCGCGCTGTTTGTGCGTATCGAGGGTAGTATCGTCACGTCGGTGACTGCAAAAGATATCCGTAATTTCGTGCATAACTGGTGCATTGAGACCGCACAGCCGCGCGAACTGCGCAATCTAGTGCTGACTACCACGATGCTGTCGTCGACAATTCTGGAGGGACTGAAGGAGATTAACCCCGATTTTTCAAATTATACCGAAAAGTCTCAGATATTCTATTTCCCAAAATTCGCCATTGAGGTCACAGGCGAGGGGATGATTCGCCATGAAAACAAGACATCGGCGTTGGGCCGCTACGTATGGGAGGAAAATGTGATCGACCACAATATCCGGATACTTCCGGATATGTTCAGGGTCACCCACCGGGAAGGCTGCACCGAAAGCGAGGACTTCGACATCGATATCATGCCGAACGATTCCAATTACTTTAGATACCTGATTAATTCGTCCCGGATATACTGGCGTAAGGAACTGGAGCAGCATCTGGCCGACATGGATCCGGACGCGGCCGAGGCATACCGAAAGGAACATAAATTCGACATAGCGGGTCCGACACTCGACGCGTCCGAGGTCCAGGAGCAAAAGCAATGCCTGATAAATAAGATTTTCACCATCGGCTACATGCTGCATCGATATAAGAGCGAGTCGCGTGCATGGGCACCGTTCGTAATGGATAATGTGATCGGCGAGAACGACCAGTGCAACGGTCGTTCAGGTAAATCCTTCATGTTCCGGGCGCTAAGATTTTTTACCCGCTGGCTGAAGCTGTCCGGGCGTAATCCAAAGTTACTGGACAATCAATTCGCGTTCGAGCAGATAGACCGACACACCGGCATCGTGGTAATCGATGACTGCGACGAATATTTCCCGTTCAAAAGATTTTACGACAACCTTACGTCAGACCTTACGATCAACGCCAAAAACATTTCGGCTTATACTTTGCCGTTTGATCAGGCGCCTAAATTCGCATTTACCACCAATTATGTGCCAAAGGAATTTGACGGCTCCAGTGTCGGCCGTATGCTGTTTGTGGTATTTTCAGACTATTACCACCAAAGTACCGAAGAAAACGACTACAACGAGACGCGGGCCATCCGTTCGGATTTCGGTAAGGATCTGATGGGTTCTACATACACGGAGCAGGAGTGGGAAGCGGATATAAATTTCATGCTGCAGTGCGTTCGGTTTTATCTGTCGGTAGTGGACCAGGACATCAAGATCGAGCCTCAGATCGGTAATATCATTTTCCGCAAGTACCTGCGTGATATGTCGGACAACTTCCGCGAATGGGCCGGCGGTTATTTCGCAATTAATGAGGACGGCAAGGGCGACAATCTGGACCGTGAGCTTGTGCGCGAACAGGTGTTCGAGGATTATAAACGATATTCGGGCGTGACCAAGATCACGATGCAGAAATTTACCAAGCAGCTGAAGGGATTCTGCTACACCTGTGACTATATAGCCGAACTGAATCCTGAAGACCTGCACACGTCAGGAGGCCGCATCCTGAAGCGCGTCACGGACGCGACGGGCATGAGGGTCCAAAAGGAAATGATCTACATCCGGACAAATCAGGAGGCCGCAAGGCTGAAGAATCCACCGCCGGTACAAAAGCCGCTGTTTGACTTTAAGAATCCATCTAACGATGCTGATCCGTTCTGATGGGCGACATGTATTGACATTTGTATTTAATTTCGAGCCGGGAACCGGGCCAATTCGTACAAAAGCGAATCGGTCCGGTTCCTTCTTTTGCGGCCGTAGGCCCTATCGCTCCGCTTTCCTCACCCCCATACCCCCACCTAATTTTATACGAAATTTTTGTTACTTTGTATCATAATGTTTGAAAAGAATGTAACAAAGTAAAAATCAAATAATAAAGTGAAGGGGAGACGGTAACAAAAATCGGTAACAAACGTGTAACAAAATTTTTTCGGATTGTTACGTCTTCGATCATGCGATGATCTGGGCAGCGTGTGACGAATTGAATCAGCTGCGTACAAACTGGGGAAAGCCAGAATCTAATTTTTACGCTATTGGGAATCAATAAGATACAACAAATAACAAAATAACAAACTTTTTCGGCCATTTTGATACAGTCGCAGGAAAAATTTGCCTTATATCGTGAAATGTATTCCTTAAAATCGAAATTTATTTATAATTTTGCGACATAATCTCTATCTCTCGACCATGATGACAGTAAAGACAACAGCAGACCCGTATGTAGCAGAATATATCAAGGGTAAATTCTACAATCCGGAAGCCGGCGCCGTCAGGTTCCCGGCAACACTTGACATCTACATTCTTATTTATGATCTATTGCAGAGACGCCCGATCACGTGTCCCGTCGATACAGGGAATCTGGAATTCGTGCTGCCAGAACGGCGCATTGGGAAGGATCCGGTGTCGTACAACTATCTGTCAGGCCGGGCACAGAAGATTCTCGCCGATAAAATGCGTTTGATGATGTGGGCCGAGTTGCACGACTACATGGACGAGAACAAGCATCTGAACGGGATCCAGTTCAAGGAATCCGTGTTCATGTTCCTGCGCAAATATTCCATCGAGTCGATCACGGAGGATGCACTGCTCAAAAACTACCAGCGCTGGCGCGATAAGCAGCGCCGTAAGAAAAAGCGCGGGTATAAGAGGAAATAAGTTCATTTTATAGGTAAAAATTTTACCGACCGAATGGGCCGTTTTGTCCTTTTCTTGCGGTATTTATGTCGGAAAAATGTCGGAAAAATGCCGAGTGATTGAATATCAATAAGTTAAAATTGAAAATATGGACCGTTTTACAATATCGGCATGTCACAGTCTGCAATTGATCCCGCTGGGCAGAGTGGCGAGATTCGTCCGGATCATGTCACGGGTCACAATGTTGCTTTTGGGAGAAGCCATCGATGCGGTTGCCGTTCCCGGCTCCATCAAGATGTCCACAAGCAGCGACAAGGGTAAATTTAAGAAAAAAATCACCTTTGAACGTTCGGATGTGTCGGAATCGGTTACAGATATGATGGAACGGTACAAGGTGACGCGCCTGGTGGCCACATACGTCGACGAGTCCGGCAAACGGCGTGTGTGCGGTTCGCCCGACTGGCCATTGACTCTGGACTACACCATCGAGGGAGGCGTGTTCGCGGTCACTCTCCAGGGTGAGGACACCATGCCGGACGGTTTTCTTATGGATTAAAAGTCCTTCCGCGCTCCCCGGTTATGTGGTTAATTTGCATACAAAAATTAACCGTAATTAACCGCATGAACAGGTTACAACGATTTTTCTCTGATAACTGGACCATACAGCGTCATGATCTGGAAACGGTCATGTCGCTGATCATGCCGTCAATAGTCAACGGCAATATAGAGGCTGCAGCCGCGCAGCTGGCACAGAATAAATGCACAGTAAAGGCGACATCGTCGCCATACATGGCCAAATGGTATGAGCTGGACGACATCACGCTCCCGGTCGACTCCATTGCCGTGATCACGCTGACTGGCGTGCTATACTCCTGGGAGTCCGAATGGGTGATCCGTCAGGTGGAGGCCGCCGAGCTCAATCCCAATATTTGCGGCATTGTATTCGTCATCGACGGCCCCGGCGGCATGGTGTCGCATCTGGACATGGCTGCAGCAGCGGTCGAGAACTGCAAGAAACCAACGGCCACTGTAGTGACAGGCGTCATGGCATCCGCGCATTTCTGGCTGGGTACGGCCAGCGACCACACGTTCATCGCGTCGCCGCTTTGCGAGGTGGGTAGCGTCGGAGTGGTCATCACTCACTATTCGTTCCGGGAATACTTCAGACAGAATGGTATCGATTACCGGGAGATCTATCCCGATACGGCCGATCTGAAGAACAAGGAAGTCCGCGCCCTGGAGGACAACAACGACGAGTCCCTGCTGAGGGCACGCGCCGAACGCATCCACAAGGTGTTCGCGGAGACAGTGGCCCGCAATCTCGGCATCGAGTATGATCCGGAACTTCCGCTGTTCCGTGGCGAACTGTTCACGGGCGACGAGGCCGTGGCTGCCGGTTACATTGACGAGTTCGGAGGTGTATCGGACGCCGTGAAGTGGGTGCTTGCACAGGCAACGAGCCGGAAGGCTAACGATTTATACGAGTAATTAACAACTTATCAACACCCCAAGAAAATGAATTTAGCGAATTTTATCCCCGCGATTCTCGGTATTCTCGGCCTGACCGCCTTCACCAAGAAGGATGGCAAGGACGACCTGACCGACCAGGAGTGCGCCAAGCTGAAGGAGTACGGATTCTCCGACAAGTTCCTTCAGGACTTCAAGGCGTATATCCAGAATCCTCAGCCTTCCGCCGAGGGACATGACAGCGACGACAAACGTGCCGCCGTTGTCGCATCCGTACTGGGCCAGGTGACCACACAGCACCAGCAGGCCGTGTCGGAGCTGACTGAACTGAAGGCACAGGTGGCCAAGGACAAAACAGCCCACGAGGCTGCCATCAAGTCGAAGGAGGTCGAGATCTCGGCTCTAAACGACAAGATCAAGACGCTTTCGGCTATGCCTGAGACTGATCCGGGCAAAGGCGCCGGTCATTCGGCCGGTCCCGGAGCCGTTTTCAACATCGACGACACTCAGCAGCTCGGCGGAATGCCCGGCGAGTTTTTCTCGCTGAATCGCCCTTACAACATGCGCGCTAAGGCCGCACTGTTGGCCAACGAGGGCAAGATGCTGCCGGTGGCTATGGCGAATTCCGTAGACTACAAGAGTCTGCAGGATGACTTAGGCGCATTCTACCGCACACGCTGGACCGACCGCCTGCAGTCGTTCCTGGTTGAGCTGCCCACCATTACCAAGATCTTCCCCACGGAGTCGGGACATCAGGATCTGGAGACCCTGACCAATATCTGGCTGGGTGAGTTCTCTCAGGCCGATAACTCCGCCAAGAGCGATTTCAACAAAGTCACTAAGGGCTCCTACGAGTTCGGCACCGAGACGCTGCGTATGTACGGCGTCATGTTCGCCCACACGTTCAAATCCCTGAAGGAGCTGGAGAAGTCGTGGATCGGTTATCTGAACCGCGAGGGCTCCAATCCCGTGAAGCTGTCGTTCATCGAGTACCTGCTGGTAGAGACCGCCAAGGCGCTGCACAATGAGCGCGAGCTGCGTTACATCAACGGTGTCCGCAAGGATCCCGATCCCGATGTGCCGGGACGCGCAATGGAGGCCGCTGACGGTATCTACGAGTATCTGCGCAAGCGTGTGGAGGGTCACATCGACTTTACCCCCGATGGTGGCACCACTGGCAAAAAGGTGTATCAGATCAAGCCGTTCGCGCTGCCGCACATCACGGCCGCCAATATCGGCGAGGTGTTTTATCAGGGCACGTCGATGATCCCTTCCAAGTTCCGCGACACCGGCACGATCCGCCTCTACATCCCCAGCTGGATGCTCCCGCTGTACCACAAGTACAACGAGGCTCATTATGGCCAGAACATCGATTACAAGGCCGGCATTACTTACGTCAAGGAGTTCCCGGCCGTTCAGATCGTGACGCTGCCCAACGCCGACAACCATCATCGTATTTTCTGGACCATCGACGGCAACATCAAGACGTTCGACCATGTGGCCGGCGAGATGCTGCGTTTCACCCTGGAGCAGCACAATTGGTCTGTGGATGTATGGAGCAACTGGAAGGAGAGCATCCAGGCCCAGGCCGTCGGTTACAAGTACACAGATCCCAACCTGATGGATGGCAGCCGTCAGCTGATCTGGTGCAACGATTACGACCGTCCGGACACCTACTTCATGGAGTCCGAGCCTGACAAGAACCCGAGCGCGCTGCTGCATTCGTCCATCGTGACCGTGGCCAACACGTCGCAGCTCGACATCACCGATATCGCCGATGCAAAAGTGGGCGCCCTGATTCAGCTGAAATGCGGAGTAGGAGGCGACACGGCCGGTGTCAAGATCTCCAAGTCCGGCAAGTTTGCGCTGCTGTCCGAGGCATGGACGCCGAACGCCGGTGACGTGATCACGCTCATGAAGCGCGCCGACGGCAAGTTCATAGAGGTTTCGCGCACTACGGCCGCCGCTGATTCCTATCAGTTCGCCGCCAATGCCGCGACACCAAGCGTGAAGGGTGCCACAACCTTCGTTACCGGTGACAACACTGCCGCCACGGCCATCACGAATCTGGCCGACGCCGAGACGGGCGTGCTGTACACCATCCACGGTGCAGGATCCACTAACGCATCGACCATCGCCAACGGTGGCAATTTCGTTCTGACCAAGGACATGACCCTGAAGTCCGGCACATTCATCAAGCTGGTGAAGGGTGAGGACGGCAAGTTCTACGAAGTGGCCCGTGGCTGAATGTGATAAACACGGAGGAAGGTTAATTCCTTCCCCCGTGAATTAATATCAATGACTAAAATTTCGTAAAAATGAGTTATATAAAGACATCCGTGCCGCGCGCCGCCGGTAATCCGGGCGTAGGTATCAAGCCGCGCGACCAGCTCACCCTGATCGACATCGACGACATCGCGTTCATGCCGGGTCCTGACGACAAGGGAGTGGTGATCGTGGACAACATCGTGATGAAGCCGGGGCGTTACGGCTACACCATATATATGACGCCAGGCACCATCGAGGTGACGTCGGCCGCCGAGGGCGACACCGACAAGATCGGGTTCACGCCCAGCATCAAGTTCGAGCACCCGGGCAACGAGCAGGCCGTGCGCGAGTTCAAGGTCAACAGCATAAACCGCAAGTTCATTCTTGTGGTGCGTTACTGTTCCGGTAAGCCGGCCGACCTGATCGGCTCGCTTTGCAACCCCTGCAAGATGACGCCCAGCTACACGGGCAATAACGAGAGCAACACCAACGAAATGACCTTCACACAGATTTCCAAAGGGGACGATATCTTTATCTATAAAGGTACCATCCCCATGGAGGAACCGGTATCGACCGTCGAGACCGGCGTAAAGGCCATCGCGTTCGTGTCCGAAGGTCAGTATCAGCTGACCAGCGGCGCTGCCGCCATCGACGAGATCACCGGTGGCGCGCACGATGCCGTGATCACCATTCTGGGTGTGGCCGGCACGGCTCCGACGCTGGCGCCCAGCGAGGGCAAGATCATCCTGAAGGGCGGCAAGACCTTCACCGCGTCCGAGGGCTCGCAGATCACGCTCCGCGCGTTCGACGCCGGCGAGGCCGGCCTGATGTGGATCGAGCAGAGCAGATATGTAGCAGCATAGAAGTCTGACATTGAATATCTGGAGGCCCGGGGCAGTGATGCTCCGGGCTTTTTGTCCTTCATCCGGTAATTACCGGCCATTAATTTTGTAGTGTAAAATTTTGACGACATGACGACACAGGAAAAACAACAGATTATCGACTATCTGAGCGGTATCCGTGAATATCACGAGGGCGTGGCGCTGTATCAGCGCTACGGCTGTAATTTGCGCCTGAAGCGGCTGTTTATGACCGATGACACTGCAAACACGCGCGAAATCCTGATGGAGGAATTGCGCAAGCTGGCGGGGCTGACTGAATCGGAATTCGCCCGTTTGCCACGATATGCGGCGGCTCCGAAACTGAATGGAATCCGCATCGATACAGTGATTGTCGACGATCCGGCGCAAGTGGCAAAAAATGAAAATGTCAAGGCTCCGGAGCCGCTGAAGAAACTGATAAGTTTCCGGGAACAATACAAGTTCCTGAATTCTCCGGACTGTCCGGACGTGCTGAAGGTGCTTGTTGCCGATATGTTCACGGCGTTTGACAACTACAAGGCCGCGCACGCGCGCCTGCAGGAGCTTCCGGACGATGAATCGGCGGCCGCACTGGCCGATTGCGAGAAGGTGGTGACCGAGTACCTGAAGAACCGCGAGATCTGGGACGAGCTGGAGTATTACCGTGAGAACGGCGCCATTTTGGGAAAGGCCGCGAAATTTCGCGAAATGGAGCAGGCCGAGGATTATTCCAAGTTGTCGGAGATCGACCTGATGAAGAAGCTGCAGAGCGCGGCGGCCAACGAATCGAAACACCGCAAGGCCGTGAACGCGGCCAAGGAGAAAGGGGAGTCGAATGAGCGGGCCGAGGCGGCGCTGGTACGATGGTCCGCTACGAAAAAGGCGCTCCAGGACGAGGTGGCACGTAGAAAAAAAAAGTAACTGAGGCCATCGGTAAGCTGGAGAGGCACCGGGCCGAACTGACGCGCTATCTGTCACGTTCCGGATGCCATCCGTGCGACCGGTCCGAAGCCGGCCACCAGTTATCGATGCTGAATAAAGAAATTAATAATCTTACTGATCTGTTGAAGTGTTATGAGCGCTACGTCTCAGAATAAAGAAAAATTCGAGGATTACGAAGGGTTTGTCGATAAATTCAAGCCTAAGAAAACCACGGACGACTGCTATACGCCGCAGGCCGTATATGACGAGATTGTGCGTTACGTGGACGAGACCATCATGCCCCTGGAGGGCGTGAAGATTCTCCGCCCCTTCTATCCCGGCGGAGATTATGAGAATTATGACTATCCCGAAGGATCCGTGGTTATCGACAATCCGCCGTTCTCGATTATCTCCAAGATATGCCGGTTCTACAATTCGCGGGGCATTAAATATTTTCTGTTTGCTCCGGCATTGACGCTGCTTGGTTTACGTCTGGGCCTTTCTGACGAATCGTACATCGTGGCGCATTGCGATATCGTATATGAGAACGGGGCTCGCGTAAGGACATCGTTCCGAACAAATATGCTGAAAGGGAATCCCAGGATCCGGATTGCGGGAGATTTATATAAACGTGTTCAGGAGGTTCAGAAACGGGAGCCTAAATCCATACGAAAGATTATCTATCCGGATTACGTGATAACGCCAGCGACACTGGGGCGTCTCTGTGTCCGTGGCATAAAATTCGATATTCCGGCTGCAGATTGTTCCCAGATTTCGAAGCTCGATAACATGAAGGGTAATTTGTTCGGGAAAGGTTTTTTACTTTCGGAACGAGCGGCGGCGGAACGAGCGGCGGCGGAACGAGCGGCGGCGGAACGAGCGGCGGCGGAACGAGCGGCGGCGGAACGAGTAATATTAAGCGAACGTGAGTGGGCGATAATCAAGAATCTGGGCACCGATGGAGGATAATATTAATTTGCCGGCTCTGAGCAAGCAGGAGGAGGACGAGGTGATGAAGCTGGCGGCCGTCGGGTTTCTGGCTAAGGAGATAGCCGCGAGCATGGAGTGGCCGGCCGAGAAACGCCGGGCGTTCTGTCATGCCGCCGACATTCCCGGCTCCACGATCGCCATGCTGATTCTGGCCGGACGCGCGTCCGGACGCGCCACGCCGCAAATCAAGCTCCAGGAATCGGCGCAGGCCGGAAATATCGATGCCATTAAGACTCTCCAGAAAATACAGGCCCACAATCGGTTCAACGAATTGGTAAACAACATGGACGACGATGAATTTACCGACTAAACCTTCCAGGATCAATTTCGAGGCCGTCGACTCCAATCAGATCACACGAATCCTGAAAACAGGAGATATTGACAGCCTGACGCCGGCCGAGCGCGAATACTTCGACTTGATGAAGCTGGTGCGCGGCCTGCACGCCCGCATGATGGTGCCGGGAGGCGAACGTATCGTCACTAAGTCCGGAATCATAAAGCTGCTGAAGTCCGACGCATACGGACTGTCCGACTGGATGGCGCGCCAGGTTTACACCGACGCGCTGAATTTCTTCTACGACCAGGAGGGCGTCACGACACGTGCATGGTCCAACATATACGCCGACCGTATGGATAATCTGGCCAAACTGGCCATATCGGCCGGACGCCTGAAGGAGGCCAAAAGCTATATCGTTGAGGCTGCGAAATTACGTGGCTGCTATGACGACGCCGCGCCGGAGATCCCGCAGGAACTGCTGGATGCCGCGCCCGTCACTATATACACGGCCGATGCCGAGAGTTTAGGCGCCCCCAGGGCCGACCGTAAGGAAATTGAATCGTTTATAGACTCCATTCCGGATATCCCGGAAGCGGCCCGTGACCGCGTCAAGGAGGACGCCGGCGTGAAGCCCCGCAACCTGCTGGCCCGCATAATGGAGGACATAAAGGAATTCGGCGATGAAGATAAATAAGGATGTTGACGCGGCGGCCGTGAAGTTCGGGTCCGAGGCGCTACTGCTTTGCGACTGGATCGACACCACGAACCTGGTGTTTATCGGCGGCCGTGGCGTGGCCAAGAGTACCGTGATACTGGCCCGCCGGTCCGAACGGTGTGTCCGGCTTATGCCGGGCGCGCCCGTGGCAATCGTGGCCAACACCTATTCCAATCTTATCGACAACATCATGCCGGCCGTGCAGAACGGCTGGAGACTGAACGGCCTGATCGAAGGCGTTCATTACGTGAAGGGTAAGCGCCCGCCGTCGGAATGGTCGCGCCGCTGTTCGGTGATTGTCGACGACTACCGGCATGTTTACAGTTTCTGGAACGGTTCCGTTATATTTCTCGGTTCCCTGGATAACCCGTCGCTGCTGGCCGGTAAGTCCGTGGCCCATCTGATGTTTGACGAGGCTAAGTATGCGAGCGACGCCCGCGCGGCGCGCGTGATGCCTATACTTCGAGGCGACGCCATTACCTACGGCCGTTGTCACCTCTACGGCGGTGTCACCATTACGACCGATATGCCTGACGTGACCGAGGGGGAGTTCGACTGGTTTTTCCGCTATGCGTCGGAAATGGATCCGGACCGGATCATAAAGACCATACAGGCGGCCGGACTGCTGAACGATTATCGGATTAAGCTGGCCCGCGAGAACAGGAACACGCCGCCGGATGTACGTAAGATCTCCAGGCTGGAGCGTAAGGTGGAGTATTACACCGAGGGGCTGCTGAAATTGAGGAAGGGCCAGACGTTCTTTATGAACATATCGAGTTTCGCCAATATCGACATATTGACGCTGGACTATGCCCGGCGCATGTATAACGGCGCGCTGGAGCATCACGAGTTCCTGAAGTCCGTGTTGGGTATGCGCCCGGGCGTGCGTAAGGATGCCCGGTTCTACACGCTGTTCGGCGAACGGCATAAGTACACCGACGGCACTGTATCGGGCGAGGCGGCGTTCAGTTCCGCGCAGCTCCGATACCTGGATCCCACGCGGCCCATCGACGGCGGCGTGGATTTCGGAAACATGATGTCGTTCGTGACCGGACAGATGGACGGTCAGTTTTACCGGGTGCATAAGTGCATGTATGTGCTGGCGCCTGAATCTTACCGTGAATTGGCCGATCAGTTCCTGGAGTTCTTTGCCGGACACGGGGACAAGACGCTGTATATGTACTATGACCGCGCCGGCAACAACTACGAGCGCCAAGGCGATGACCAGGCGGGTAAGCTGAAGGATGCCATCGAGAAGGATGCCGCCGGGCGTCGCACGGGCTGGAGCGTGGTGCTGATGTCAAGGAAGCAGGCCACGATCAGACAGGGCGCGGAGTTCGATTTCATGCACGAGCTTATGGACGGACGCAATCGACAGCTGCCGCTGCTGATGGTGGACGCCCTGAACTGTCCGGAAATGATATCGAGCATGGAGCTGGCCAGGTACGACGTTAAGTACCGTGGCGACCGTAAGATCATAGTGAAGGTGAAGAAGTCCGAGAAGCTGGCGCTAAAGAAGCTGCCGAGGCTGTCCACCAACTTCAGCGATGCGTTCAAGTATCTGATGATGCGTCGCGGCTGGCTGAAGGCGGCCAAGGCGTCGGACTCCGCAGGATCCGCCGTCGATTCGATGGTGGAGCAGTGGGCGAACAACCGGTTCGACTCCTGACACCTTATATATTACCGGTTGTTACCATGGTAACGCCCGACGGCACGGAGCCGCCGGGCGTTGCGGTGTCCGGCCGTTTCGGGTAACGCCGTAACGGTCCGATTCCTCACATTTCACTCCGGTAAGGGGTGGTAATTATTTTTCCAATTCTGAGCGGGTCGCGCCCCCCGCCGTGTGTCATTTTTTTTGATTTCGTTTCGCTGGGGACTTAATCGGCTGAAAATGTGCGGGGGAACTAATTTTAGACCAAAATTCCAGCCCGAAAAACGCGGTTTTTGTAGTTTTACCGTGCATTTTCGGCCATATTACCGCGTATTTTTTGGACATTTACCGATAATATTTCGTAAATTTGTGGAGTCAAACACCAGAAAACCGGCGGAAGTAATAAAAAATACACGCCACAATGAGAAAATTAATCATGCTGTTCGCCATGCTGGTAACTCTAATGGCTTCAGCGCAGAACACTCCGCTCAGTTTTTCGGATGTTATCCAGGTAGAGGGTAAGACCAAAGACGAAATTTACGGAGGATTACGTGAATGGGTGGCCACTTCCTATGTGAATGGCAAAGCCGTCACGCAGATGGAGGACCAGACCACCGGAACCATTATTCTTAAAGCTGCATTCCCGTTTAAAAAAGGAGGAATCTACAAAGCGTATGATGGCACTGTCAGATATATGCTGAAATTGCAGTGCAAGGATGGCCGGTTCAGAGCGGAAATGAACAGCATTACGCATGAAAACAAGCCGGGACATGCATCGGATTGTTCTCTGGGATTGTTGACGAAGGCTGCAAAATCAGGCCAGGGCGGACTGAACAAGATGGCTCATGATAAGATCTGGAATGAGCTGAAGGCGAAAGCATCCGAAGAATTCCGGGGATTGACGCAGTCCCTGAGACAGATAACCAATTTTTCGTCAACGACTGAAGAAGATTGGTAACAGCGAGTTAAAGCACACACAACCATATTAGCCGGGGCCTGAAGGTTCCGGCTTTCATTTTTCTTTACAGGGTTAACAAACATTAACGTTATTTTTTTTGATGTTAACACTGAAATGCCGAATTTTGCAGAGTCAAATCATCCCGGCTATAAGGCCGGAACAGCCGAATTAATCGGCTCGAAATAATTCGGGCATTTTTATGCCCGTACAATACATACGAAAAACATAGGCGACCGCCTATCTCCAACCTAAGTAACTCGACTGTTCCGTCGGTTTCCGGGGTGATTTGACGACATGGGGATAGCGGCCGCTTTCTTTATGCCCTAAAATCGTCAAACAACTAAACCACCTCGGCAATGAAAACAGAAATTGCATTACCGGCTCCAGTTCTGCTGTATGAGCCAAGAGTTAAAAAATGCCTTATTCAAGGTATTATATTCCTTACATCGGATAATTTTCGTATCTTTGTAGGCGTAATCGCCGTGCTGATACTCTATATGGGAGTAGCGTTGGACGATGCGTATGTGCTGGCCTACGGAGCTGCGACACTGATCGCCGGGTTCGCCCCGGGCGTGATCCGCGAGACAGCCCGCGACGCCCGCCAGCAGAAACTCGGATTAAAAAACGAAATGTAAGTAACAGGGGACCGGCTATCCCTAAGATTCACCAATAAAAACACAGACAAAATGAAAGATCAAAAAATAAATCTGACATCGGATGCAATCCGCGCCATCGAATCACTGCAGGCCGTAGGCGGCACATTCAAATTCTATGACGACACGCTGAAGCGTCTGGAAAGCTACATCCTGGAGTTCGCCGAGGAAATCGGCATGTCGGACACAGAGGCGTTGCACACGCTTCGCGTGCTGAGATATGTTCGCCAGGATCTGGCCGACATCGCCAATCCGAAAAACCGTTACAACGGCACTCTGAACGAGTTCCTGGGGCTGGATAAGGAATCCGGAACGGAAGATCCGGCCGAGCCGGAGGACGACGTTCCTGAGGATGATCCGGATGACGGTCAGGCACCGGCCGGCGACAACGAACCGGGCAAAGACACGGAAGGTATTTGAGAATCATACATAGATAGCAAGTTTTATTTGTCAGGGCGCCCGTTGTGAAACGGGCGTTTCCCGTTTCCGGGCGTGTCCTTCGCAACGCGGAGAATTATCGGGATCTTTGCAACGTAAAACGACAACGACATGGAGACTTTAAACATCATTTTGCCAATCATCACCGGCTTACTTGGCGGTGGCGCGACGTGGCTGTTTACAATCAAGTATGACCGTAAACAGGCCGAGGCTACCGCTATGGAAAAACTTCAGGTCGTATATCAAAGAATGATAGACGACCTGAACGCCGACCGTGAACGCCTTGAAAAAGAAATTGCGCAGATGAAAGAAAAAATTGCGCAACTCGAAAAGAAATTCAACGAGAAAGAGCGAATAATGCGCATAGCCCGAAACCACTGTTGCGGAAAGGCCGAGGATTGCCCGAATTTTGAATCTTTTGATTTTTCTAAGTCATGATACATGGAAAATATCGAACATCGGGCGTTCATCGCCTGGGCCGTATGCTTTTCGACATTGTGTGCGTGTGTAGCGTTTGTCTGTCTCTGGCATCTTGCCGAAGCCATCGGAACATGGTGGAGGAAACGCACCAGGAAGTCCACGAATCCGTGGAACGAACAGTTGATCGTGATACACTCCGCGCCACCACCACCGCCGCAGAAGCGCGAACGGACACAACGGCCATCAACGCCGACGTTTACTTTCACGCTGTCATTGACCGAGACTCAGCGGGCCAGGTTGTGGAGATTACTGCGAGCGGTAAATCGAATGTACAGCAGACCAGCCATCGAGAGACTGAATCGAGCGGCCGAGTCGATCAGGTCAAGGCGTCGCACGGTGACGAGATTGCCAGAACAGTGGACACCGACGCCCAAAAGAAGGAGGAAGTTACGGAGGATGCTGGCGCGGGGATACCTTTAGAATGCCGCATCGGCTGGACCATCGTGGCTGCACTGATCATTTTTTATACAGGAGACCTAATTTACAGACAATGGAAAAAGAAACGACTATAGATCTGTTCGAGGCCATCAGGCAGATGAAGGAAATCAGTCTGGCCGGAGGCACGTTCTCGCTGAAGTTCCGCAAGTGGAACCGCCAGACCATGAACGGCGGCGACATGGCCATAGTCAATGCCGCCAGGATACGTCCCAAAGCCAAGGACGAGGACGTGGCCGACGCAAGTCATAAATTATTCTTTACAGACACGGAGACAGGGGAGGCACGCAACTGCTGGCAGCCGCTGATCATGGAGTTCAACGGAATCCGCACCGTGCTGCATTAACACAACATCAACGATGATACGGAGAATCGGTAATTTCGGATTTGTCGACAACGGCGCCGGCGAGATCTATTCGTTCAGCATGAACGCCAAGGGTTCGGGCTGGAGCCCGTCCACGTATATGCTGCGGGGCTCCACGCTTTCGTTCGGATACCGGTACATCAACGTCAACGGCACGCCGATCATACCCTACGGACCTGGCAACGACATGCCGGGCAAGGTGCGCGGCCTGCTGGAGAACTTCTACGCCGGCGAGGGCATCATGGGCAAGAAGGCCGGGCTGCAGTGGGGCGAAGGTCCGAGGCTGTACCGTGACGCTGTGGACAGCCATAACATATTTTACCGGGCGTGGACAGTGGACGACGAGATCACGGCCGACCTGAAGTCGACGGACTATCTGACTCAGATGCACCGGTGCCTGATCGACCTGGTGCACCTGGAGGGGTTCTGGGTGAAGTTCATCCGTTCGCGCGGCGCACGCATCGGCTCCGGAAGAATCGCCGCCGTGGAGCATGTGCCGGCCGGCAAAGTGCGGTTCGTATATCCGGGCGAAAACAAGCTGCCGGTGCAGGCCATGGTGGCCGACTGGCCCGCCGCGAGTCCGGACACGTCGCATATATATCCGCTGTTCGACCCGCGCGAGCCGCTGAAATATACGGTGTCGCTGGCATATTACAACATTTACAGCTATAACCACGACCATTACAGCGTGCCGCGGTTCATCGGTGCGTTCGACTGGCTGGAATTAGCGGGCACGCTGGCCCCGCTGCTGGCCGCATACAACGAGAACGCCGCCGCCATTTCCAAGCACATCAAGTCGCCGCAGTCGTACTGGGACCGCGCCGAGGAACGTATCAAGGACGTATGCCGCGCCAAGAATATACCATACAAGGCCGAAATGCTGGAAGACTTTAAGGACGAGGCCATGGAGAAGTTCGCCATGTCGATGTCCGGAAAGGCTAACGCCGGGAAGTTTCTGCACACCTCAGACTATTGGAATCCGGAGGCAAACGCGTTCGAGGGCTGGGAGATAGTGACCATCGACAACAAGGTGAAGGACTACATCGAGGCTCAGGTGGCCATCTGCAAGAAATCGGAGGCGGCGGCCACATCCGGATTCGGCCTGGATCCGTCGCTGTCCAATCTGATACTGGACACCAAGCTCGGAAGCGGCTCCGAAAAGCTGTACGCGCTGAAGGTCTATAACGCCACGGAGACGGCCGTGCCGGACATGATCCTTTGCAAGCCGTTCCAACAGTTTATCGACATCAACCATCCGGGCACGGACATCAAGATCGGGCTGTACCGCACGGTGGTGGAGGCCGAGAAAAACGTGAACCCCGAAAACAGAGTCAAGGAAAATGCGTAACTTATTCGGCGACACGGAGCAGGTGCAGCGCACCAAGGACGAGGGCAAGGAACGCCCGGACGATCCCAACCGGGACCGGACGGTGGCGTGTCAGCGCACGCGCGGCCGCTATGTGGAACGCCGCATAAAATCGGAGCTGGCTCTGGAGGAATCCCTGCCGTGGCACTTCGAGCCGGGAACTGCATATCACTGTTTTTCGTTCGGTGACGTGGACGCGCTGACTTATCTGAGGGTCATCGTAAAGCAGCAGCGCGTGGAGTATGCGCTGCTGTCCACATGGTGCATGGCGGCCACGGACGTGGATGAGATTGCCAAATGGGTAAGAAACGGAGACCTGGGACACATCGACTTCTATGTGGGTGAGATTTTTCAGGCGTCGTACGCCTCTATCTATCTGATGCTGCAAGAGCTGGTGAAGGAATTCGGCGGCCGTGTGGCCATATTCCGCAACCATTCCAAGGTGATGGCCGGATTCGGCGAGCGTTTCGACTTCGTGATCGAGGGGAGCGCCAATGTCAACACCAATCCGCGTTCGGAATGCGCGGTCATTACCGTCGACACAGGGCTGGCCAGATTCTACAAGGAGGAAATTTTCGACAATATACAGTCGTTCAACAAGGATTTTGACGACTGGCAACCCTATAAACTGAAACGCGATGAAACTGTTTAACCGCCACGGTGACGGCGGCACCGAGATAGTGACCGCCATCGGGCTGATTTCAAACGACGTCGACTTCTCGAAGTGGGAGCCGGTGCTGCCGTTAGGTATCCGGGACGTAACCGCGATAATAGGTCCGGAACCGGTGCAGGCTCTGGCCGAATTCTACGACGGGGACTTTGTCGACGGGAACACGGCGATGCCGGAGGCGCTGGCGCATCTGCAGCAGGCCGTGGCACTCTTTACATGGCTGAAGATAATACCGACGCTCGACGCGCAGCACGACGGCACCGGGCGCAGCCGCCGGCTGGGCGAGAACGAGAAGGGACTGACGGCGCTTCAGGAGTACAAGGACGAGCGCAACATCCTGCAGATGGCCTACGAGGCCGTAGACGCGCTGATCGAAGTCATGGACCGCGAGGAGTTCGAGTTCTGGACCGGGTCCAGGAAATACAGGCTCCGCAAGGGGTTGCTGATACAGAGCAAGGAGGAGTTCGATGAATATTACACCATCGGGTCCCACCGGCTGTTCGTGACGCTGCTGCCCATCATACGTGAGGTGCAGGGCGCGCAGGTGGCGCCGGTGCTGGGCCGCTACATGCCGCAATTGCTGGCATACGAGGACCGGGATATAACGGATCTGTTGCGAGAACCTGCCTGCAGGGCCGTGGCGCTGCTGACCATGCAGAAAGCCATAGAACGCCTGCCGGTGGAGGTGATTCCGGAAGGAGTGGTCCAGATCCAGCAGTCGCAGCCCGTCAACTCCAGGCTGAAGGCCGAGCAGGCGGCACGCGCCGCAGTGGCCAAGTCGCTGGGTACGGACGCCGACAGATACATCCAGACTCTCCAGGACTTGGTGGCGCAGCTCGATGCCAAGGACAACACGCCGGATCCGTCAATGACCGGCCCGATAGTTCACTCTAAAGGGATGACATTCTGATGCGGACCATTCACACACGAGGCAGGGAGATCGAGATTCCGACCGCGCTGGAGGAACTGACGCCGGCGCAGTACGAGTATTATTGCTTTCTGGCGCTGATGCTGGCCGGACAGCTCATGGAGCCGGAATATTTCCGCATCCGCTGGATGTCGTTTCTGCTGGGTATGAAGCGGGCCGATTACACGATATTGAGGCCGGAATTCATTGATGAAATCGACGCGCAGCTGGATGCCATAGACGGGTTCCTGATACGGGAAACCATCGATGGATCCGAGCGGATCCGTCCGGACTTTGACACGGTGAGGAACATGCTGCCGGAATACCGGGGCCTGAAGGGACCGGACGACATGCTGCACGGCGTGACCTGGGGCGAGTTTACGGAGTGTTACACCGTGATGGAGTGTATGCAGGACGCTGATCAGGACGGCCAGGCCGAGGGCTACGAGCATATTGCCCGGATTCTGTACCATCTTCCGGACGGGATACCGGTGCCGAAGCTACTGACGTTTCATGCTCCGAGACTGTTCGGCAACGTGTGGCGCGCCATCCAGTCCGGACCTATCGAGGTGAACGGCCGCAAGATTGATTTCAGAATCATATTCCAGAGCTCCGGAAGCCCGAAGCCTGACGACCGCACCGGATGGACCGGAATCACTTACGAGGTGGCGCAGGCCGGACTGTTCGGCAATGTGTCGCAGGTGGAGGGGGAGGACTTATGGGCCGTGCTGCTCTATCTGTATAAATGTAAGTTCGAGTACCTGAACGAGAAGCGGAACAATCCGAATAAATGAATTTGTTAAACCCGATTACAGATATTACATACTAAATAATTGCGAGATATGGAATTATCGAAGAAAATCAAGGATATGATCAAAGGCTGGGAGGGATGCCGTCTGACGGCGTACCGGTGTCCGGCTGGAGTGTGGACGATCGGCTATGGCCACACGGGAGCGGATGTGAGACCCGGCATGAAGATCACGCAGCCAGAGGCCGACGCGCTGTTCGATAACGATGTACGTAAGTTCGCCGCCAAGGTCGCTCCGCTGTTTGCAGGCGTGGCCGTCAACAACAACCAGTTCGACGCGCTGGTGTCGTTGTCGTACAATATCGGTTCGCTGCAGGTGAAGGCTCCGACATTGCTCCGCAAGGTCAAGGCCAATCCGGATGACCCGATGATTCGGGCCGAGTTCATGAAGCATGTCAACGCGCGTGTAAACGGTGTGCTGAAGCCGTTGCCGGGGCTGGTGAAGCGCCGTGTGGCCGAGGCTGACCATTATTTCGGAAAGTAATGATCGGGCTGAAGGAATACCGCGAGTACTGGGAGCGTGTGGCCGCACGTGTGGAATCCATTACGGGGGTGCTTCCGGTGGCCGTCGACAAGGATATGGGTAAACGCATCCAGTCGTTGCCGACGGGATCGGTGACGCTGTTCGTGCTGCCGCCGGCCGGCCAGTCGGACAGCAGGAATCCGGATGCGTTCCGCGAGCAGAACACGTGCGTGGTGTTCGTGATGGAGAAGTACGACCCGCAGCGGCGCACGGCGTTCGACGCGCTGGAGACGTCGCAGCGGGCCATCGAGGACCTGAAGGCCGAAATGCTGGCCGATATGGCCACGGGGTGCCCCGTGATGCGTTTCGATGTCTCGACGCTCAACACCATGCCGGAAACTGAATTTTTCGCCGGTTTCGCCGGCTGGTCAATCGGGTTCAAGCTAATCACGTGACGGGATGGAAGAAATCAGGATTCAGGGACAGTACCTACACGAGCAGCTACTGAAGGGCATACGCAAGATATACGCAGTACAGAAACAGGTGGCGTCCAATAAAATGGCGTATGGATCGGGCAGCACTCGGAGCGGTGCGTTGATGAAGTCGCTGACGAGTCCGGAATATTCGCTGACAGTGCAGGCCGGCAGCGTGCATGGACGCTTGACGTATCCGAAAGAAATCAGGTTCCAGGATATAAAGCGGCTGGGCAACTGGCGAATCTACAACAAACAGGTGTGGGGCATACTATACAAGGAGACATTTCGCGACATTCGGTTCGAGTTCTCGGACTGGCTGAGGGAACAATTTAAAAAACAACTTAATGAGGCCCTTAAACCTTTAAATAAACAATAAACATGAAGAAACTGAAACTTATTATGGGCGCTGTGATGCGCGCGATCATTCTGCTGGCGCCGGGCGCAGTATTCCTTTCATGGGCATGGTCGAAGGTTCCGGCATGGTTCTCGATACTGGCGTCAATCGGCATCGAGTCCATTTACCTGATGCTGTTCGCCATTACGGTGACGGTGATCCAGGCGGCCAAGAACATCAAGAAGGAAAAAGAAGAAGCGGAGCCATCCGCCTGATCGACATCCTTCCGTTCGTTGCACCTCCCCGTCAGTCCCTGGCGGGGATGTTTTATGTTGCATAACATACGGCTATATATTTAGAATTTTATTCTAAAAATTGCAATTACACTGAAAATGTAATAATTTTGCAGTCGAAACAAATACCGTAAACCTATTATCTCCCCGACATTATCTCCCCGACAAACCCGAAGTTGCTAACTGTTCGGTACCTATAACAGATTCATAAACCAATCATCATCGGCCGTTAACAAAATGCATCACGAAGACGTTATGACTACAAACGCCAGTCAGATGTTCAAGGATATATATCGTTACAACAGTGTCGCGGTCGCTTTCTATATAGTGGCCTGGGCCAACGCGCACAATGTAACCATCAATCTGACCAAGACGCAGAAGCTTCTGTACATCGCATACGGTGCCAATCTCATACTGGGTGGAGACAGACTATGCGGTGAGCATCCGCAGGCATGGCCGTACGGCCCGGTATTCCCTACAACAAGAAGGAAACTGCTGAAGGCGGATCTGTATCGTGTTACGATGGATAGTCCGGAGGTGAGAGATCTGAAAGACGACACATATCTGGCGAGCCTGATGAAGTTCGTGTTCTCCGGTTTTGGTGACAAGACCGCCGGGCAGTTGACTGTCTGGTCTCACTCTCCGAATTCGCCCTGGGATGAAACGACGCATCTCTATAACTTCAAATGGGGGATGGAGATTCCGGACGGTTTTATATATGATTATTTTTCTACCATCATTAAGGTAGATGCACCGGCAACGGCACAGGCGCAATGAGCAATTCAATCCCTGAGGCCAATTGGGAAGGTATGCCGGTAGACGAGCCGTTGGCTCCATCCATGAATAATGTGGATAACGAAAGCCTGGCCATTCAGGAACGGGAACGTTATAAACAGGATACCCATCAACGCAAATTTTTGGCCCAATGGGTCGTGTGGACAAATTCCGCGTGGCTGTTTCTGGTGCTGGTCGTCATATTCTTTCAGGGATTCGGCCTGGTGGATTTACAGACGAGTGTCGTAAATGTGCTGTTGGCCACCACCACAGTCAATGTGCTGGGTCTGGCATACATCGTTCTTGAAGGATTGTTCGGAAAATCTAAGCACAGACCAAAAGCCTGATACGTAAAGCCCAATAAATGTTAATGATAGATATGTTTTACAACACAAAACGTTTATGCTAATAATAAATTCACTAATTTTGCATCGCAAAACTAACAATCTATACTCAATATGAGCCAAGCCGATCTCAAACGTGAATATTCCTATTTCATGGAACACCACGATGAATTGTCCAAGACTTATCTCGATAAATTTTTGATAATTAAGGACGAATCCGTGAAAGGTAGCGGAGATAGTTTTGAAGAAGCCTACAATCAAGCAATTGAAATGGGTCTTGAAGTCGGAACTTTTATCATTCAGGAGTGTGCAAAAGACCTTGACAGTTTAGTCCAGACATACGTTTCAAGAGCCGTATTCGCTTGAATGATATGAGTGTAAATGCATTGACACATACAGGAAGCTCTACGGCAACCGCAATCATCATCCCCGTCAGTCGCTGGCGGGGTTTCTTTATGGAAAATATTACATATTTGTTATAAATAATTGCCAAAATGCTTGCATATATGACAAAAATGTTATAACTTTGTAGTGCGAAACTAAACGAGCCCTTTACATGAAGTGGAAGGAACTTATCAAGATTGCCGAAGCTCACGGTTATAGACTCGTTAAGCACGGCAAGAAGCATGACCGCTACTATAATCCCGAGACCGGGGACGAAATTCTGATGGAGCGGCATGGATCCCAAGAGGTCCGCAAAGGCATCTATATGGCGCTAAAAAAGCGGATCGGATTCTAATAAAAGTGGGGAGGTCTTGACCTTCCCACTCTTAAACAAAGTTGGGTTGAGGTAGAACAGAGATCGAAGTCTTAACAAATTGGATTATGAAAGTAAGCATTGAGAAACAGTCGGACGGATCCTATATCGCATATAACACCGACGGCGAACATTGCGTGCTGATCGGCACAGGCGATACCGTCAAGGAGGCGAAGGAAGATTTCTTCAACTCCATCAAGGAAGTAAGCGAGGATTATATCGAGCGTGGCCAGACCGTACCCGAGGAACTGCAGCAGGAGCCTGAGTTCCATTTCGACATATCGTCGTTGTTCGAGTTCTATTCCATGTTTAATGTCAGCGCACTGGGTCGATATCTTGGCATCAATCCCGGATTGATGCGCCAGTATAAGAAAGGAGACACGCCAATCTCGGACGCACAGCTCAAGAAAATAGAAGCCGGCATACACCGTCTGGCCACCGAATTATCGTCACTGTCGCTTGTTTAGTTTCGTATGCAAGGCAATAGTGGCCACATCCCCGTCAGTTCATGGCGGGGTTTCTTTATGTGTGTAAGACTCAAAAATAAAAAGGCAGCCGGGGAAGGTGAACGGCTGCCTGGTCTGAATTCCGGTTGATATCAATAATGGAACATTTCTTTAAGCGTGTCCGAGACTGCATGTTTCTCCGACTCTGAGATCTCGCCGATATGACTTAATATTCTTGATTTGTCAACTGTCTTCAACTGGTCAAGAACCGCATAGCTGTCATTAGGCAGCCCGCTTTGCTTAGTCGATTTTATCGGGATCCTGGTGGGCAGGTCCCTTTTGACTGAAGTCAGCGGCACTATAATTACCGTTTTTAAATAATTGTTGATTTCGTCCGGAGACACTATTAAACAGGGACGGGTCTTTTTAATTTCGGCACCGACCGTCGGGTCCAAGATGACCCAGTTTAAATGAAATTGTTTTTCCATTTTTTAAGATTTTAACAGTTAATATTATTGTTGAACAGAGACAAGAACTTATATCAGGTCCACGGCCTCGCTGTCGAGACAGTCAGGGAGCAGCATTTCGTCCTCACCTTCCTTTGCATAACGGGCGAATGCTTCAGCCCAGCCCTGTCTGACTGTCCGGGGCTTCGATATGATGATCTTATCGTCTGAAAACTCTATGTTTATCGGCGAACCTTTTGTGAATCCGCCTTCCGTCGCGATATACCGGGGGATTATCACCCCGACCGATGTACCGACTTGTGATACTCTTGCTAACATAATCTTCGTGTGTTTGGTGTATTTATCTGCTTGTTTATAACCGGAGCCGTCCGATACGTCGCTCCTGTGTCTGTTCAACAATGCAAAGTTACTAAAAGATTTTTATATATCTATAATATTATTATAAAAATTATAATGATATTATTATGTTGTAAAACATATCGGCCCGGGGCAATTATTTTATACAATTATTTTGCTAAATCAAAATTTAGCATTAACTTTGCAGTGTAATCGAACGAGAGAACAATGAAGTACAACGAACTACACAGGAAACTCCGGAAAGCCGGATGTTATCCCACCGGAGAATCCAGAGCCGGTCATCCTGAGTGGTACTCGCCGATAACAGGCAGGAGATTTACCACAAGCAATCACGAAGCTCAGGAAGTCAAGAACGGAACTCTGAAATCCATTCTCCGGGACGCCGGAATCAAGTAAGGGACGGGGCTTGGCCCCTCCCTTTCCAACCCCGGCTATGACAAGTTTGTTAAACAATAATAAAGCATTACGACAATGAAAACAGTCAGAGTATTTATCGAACGCGGCAAGGACGGTTCCTATGGAGCCTATATGCCGGATGAAAACAATCTCTCTTATGGAGTGATTGGTGACGGCGATACAGCTGCAGCCGCTATCGCTGATTTCAAGGCGGTGTATGAGGATATGAAAGCGTCATACCAGAAAGAAGGTCGTCCTTTCGAGGAAGTCGATTTCGTTTTCTCTTATGATCTTCCTTCATTTCTGGTCTATTACGCCGATTTAATATCCTATAGGGGATTGTCGAAGCTCACGGGGATTGCTCCGGCTCAATTGTCGCAGTATATCTCCGGATATCGTAACCCATCACCTAAAACTACACGGAAAATTCAGAACGCACTGAATTCTTTCGGCAATGAATTAAGTCAGCTTCAACTCGTTTGATTACACCTTTAACCATGTTCTTGCTGACTTCGCGCCTCCGCCTCCCCGGCGGGGGCGCTCTTGCATACCTCCCACTTTTTTCGTATCTTCGCAACTAAATCCCTCTCATCTATGAACGAACTCGCAGCCAACAATCCTTGTATCAAATTCATCGTCGACAACTACGATATGCTCTGCAGAGCGCATCCCGGTGTCCTGAAGAAATTCATTTCAAAGAAAATCTGATTTTCCTTTGGTACTGTGAATTATTTGTCGTAAATTTGCAGTGCAATACCCACGGACGTTAGTCGTCTCCGCAGAGCGCGGTTAATGCTCGACATATCAGGCGGGCTTTTTTTATGCCCGGACATACCAGCCATACGCGGCTGTCACCGATTCATTGTATACGCTCTTAGGAGTTGACTACTGTGGGTATTGCAACGGTGACAGCCGTTTTTATTTTAATAGCAATACTCACAGTAGTTATGAATCAGACAATCTCTCTGGGCCACGCGCCCGCAGTTGCCTCGGGCCGGACGCTCCGGTCCCGCGCCCTCCGTTCCGTCAATGTACGGAAAATGTGCGTCCGTGCTATCTCACTCGCACGCCGCAAGTCACTAACCCTCGCCGCCATCAGCGCCACTCTCTCCGTGGCCGGCGTAGCAGTCAACTCGGATCCGCTAACCTACACCGCCGCATTCGTCGCCCTCGGATTCGTCCGGCTCGCCGATAGCAGCCAGAAAGGAGGTGAGGAATGAGGATCGAAGTAGCAGGGGCGCAGATCACGGACGCCGTGGTGGATGTGCTCGACACGTTGCAGAACGACCGCGATATAGTGGATATGTACGTAAGGACACTGGACGAGCTGACACGGTCCGTGATTCTGGACATCACGGCCACGGACGACGAATCGGACACGTCCACCATGTCGAAGCTGAGGGTGCTTCAGATGATACGCCGCGACCTTATGACGCTGGCCGCGCCGCCCGACGTGGACGATCCGGCCAACGACACGCCCACCGCGCAGATATAAGGTCGGCCAGAACTGAAGAAACAACTACCGGAGGAATGGGCAGGCTAAGGAGGAACGCCTTCCGATTCGTTGCTTTGGTGCCTGTGGTCCTCAGGACTGCAGGCGTTTTATGTTGTAAAACATTATACCTGAAATAAACTTTCTAGTACGAAAATTTGTATTATATGAAAATTCGTACTAATTTTGCAGTGAGTTCTTAATCGTATTGTTTAATTAATTTTTTTCAAGTATGGAAAAACTATCAGACAAAGAGGAAGAGCTCATTGCAGCGATCCGTAATTACAGAAGGGGTTACCCGGACAGTTACCCGAATCTTCTGTATTATGCTCAGCAAATATTTGATGAGCTGACGGATTTGCCTTAGAGCTCCTCGGAGGTGAGCCTTCGTAAAATAACGGAGGCTTGCCTTTTTCGAGAGCTCTGGAAAACGAAGGATATATACAAAAGAAGAAACCGTAATAAACCAACAAAACCAAAAGCGTATGGAATCTACAATCACTGCTCCTCTCCTCGTAGATGCCAAATCCCGATTGTCAGACATTCTGGTGGAAGTCTCATGGAGAGAGATAGCCCGCCGATATTTCGGTAAATCGAGCTCATGGCTCTATCACAAACTTGACGGCATCAAGGGGGATGGTTCCCAAGGTGGTGGATTCACTCCCGAAGAAACCCTACAGCTTAAAGATGCCCTAAACGACCTCGCTTCTCGTATTTCAACCGCCGCCTCCAGACTCTAAGGAAATGCAATCATCAACCCCGCCCGTCCAGCGGGGTTTCTTTATGTTGTAAAACATACGGACCGAAGGCAATTATTCTGTCCGATTATTTTGTAATGTCACTTTTTTGTCGTAAATTTGCAGTGCTAACAAAACCATAGCAGTTTGCCTGCTACCTTGAGCGCGGTTTAGACGCTCGACATATTCGGGCTTTTTTTATGCCCGTACAGGCTCAGAGATTCGTCCTCTGTGGCTGACATATATTGCAACCGTAAAAGGCTGCCATTCCGAAAACTTAATATCGCCCTCAGGGGTAGGCATTATGGTTTTGTTAGCAACGGAATGGCAGCCGTTTTTTAGTCTGCCAGTAGCTAACAAAACCATAATGCCAGAAATCATGAATCAAGCATTATTGATGGGCCATGCGCCCGCAGTCCGCGCCTCCCGCGCCCTCCGTTCCGTCAATGTACGGAAAATGTGCGTCCGTGCTATCTCACTCGCACGCCGCAAGTCACTAACCCTCGCCGCCATCAGCGCCACTCTCTCCGTGGCCGGCGTAGCAGTCAACTCGGATCCGCTAACCTACACCGCCGCATTCGTCGCCCTCGGATTCGTCCGGCTCGCCGATAGCAGCCAGAAAGGAGGTGAGGAATGAGGATCGAAGTAGCAGGGGCGCAGATCACGGACGCCGTGGTGGATGTGCTCGACACGTTGCAGAACGACCGCGATATAGTGGATATGTACGTAAGGACACTGGACGAGCTGACACGGTCCGTGATTCTGGACATCACGGCCACGGACGACGAATCGGACACGTCCACCATGTCGAAGCTGAGGGTGCTTCAGATGATACGCCGCGACCTTATGACGCTGGCCGCGCCGCCCGACGTGGACGATCCGGCCAACGACACGCCCACCGCGCAGATATAGACCGACCGCAAAACGTTCGGTAATTTCCGGAATATTTCGTAACTTTGAAGTGATCAAAAGAATGAGGCAATGAGAAAATGGTTTGAGATGTCATACAAACGGTTGCGCAAGACAGTGGAATTCGTTCAGGAACAGCGCGAGCTGAGAGAAAAACAGATGTGGGTTGCGATGCATTGCGGATCATTCTTCGATGCGATGGAGAGAATTGAAGATATATTCCGGGAATATCCGTATCTGAAGCTGCAGAGGTCGCGTATGTTCCGGGCATGGTATAAGGACCGGATAGACTATATGTCGGCGCATCAGGATATATATCCGCTGAAATTCAGCGATGGGTCGGCATACGATAAAGACAGGGACAAGTATTATGATCCCAAGGCTCCGGAATGGGAGGGCCATGAGTGGATAAAATAGTGTCCTTCGCGGACTTGACCGGAGGGGATAACTTTGCGAAAAACAAGTTATCCCCTTTGTTATGTCCAAATTACAAAATGACAATGTATCAGTCAGTCTGGATGTCAGGGCCCAACAGGCACAGGAAACGATCCACAGGCTGACCAAGAACATAGAGCAGCTCCGGAAACAGAATCAGGAACACCGGAAAGAGATTTCAAGGATGGCGGCCGCCGAAGGAGATTTTTCGGCCGACATCAGGCGACTGAATGAAGATATCCGGAAAAATACCAAGGAGATAGACGCCAACAAACGCGCCATCAATGACGAGCGCCAGAAGATAGACATATCGAGAATGTCGGCGGCCGATCTGGGCAAGGAACTGAAACGGCTGAAAAGCGAGCTGTCCCACACATCCAAGGCAACGAATCCACAAAGATATAAAGAGCTGGAGATTCAGATTCGCAATACGGAGAAAGCGTATGCCCAGGCCACTAAGTCCTCGCGCGGATTCCTGACATCGATGTTATCGCTGGACAAGATGTCCACGTCGATCAAGGGATTCTTCATGGGGCTGGGAATGGTCATCACCACGTATGTGGTAGGGTCGTTCAAAAATCTGGTGGCTACGATCCAGGACTTCGAGCGTTCTAACTCCAAGCTGGCGGCCGTATTGCAAACAACCATTGGCGGAGTATCGAGACTGACCGAACAGGCCAAATTCTTGGGACGTACAACCACAGCAACAGCATCACAAGTGACGGGGCTGCAGACAGAGCTGGCCAAGTTGGGATTCTCGCAGGACGTGATCGAGAAGCTGACACCGGCCACGCTGAAATTCGCCAAAGCAGTCGATACGGATCTTTCGAGCGCGGCGGCGTTTGCCGGATCGGCCATGCGGATGTTCAATAAAGATGCAGGCGAGGCCGAGAGTGTGATGGCCACGTTCGCGGTGGCTACGAGTAAAAGCGCGTTAGATTTCAATAAACTGCAGGCGTCGCTGTCTACGATTGGCCCGGTGGCCAACGCTTTCGGTTTTTCGGTGGAGGACACGACGGCATTACTGGGACAGCTGTCTAACGCCGGTTTCGATGCGTCGTCGGCAGCCACGGCCACACGAAACATACTGCTGAACCTGGCTGACGCCAACGGCGCGCTGGTACAGGCTCTGGGTGGACCCGTAAAGGATCTGGACGGGATGGTGGCCGGACTGCAGAAACTCAACGCCGAGGGCGTGGATCTGAACAAGGCACTTGAGTTGACTGACAAACGAAGCGTGGCCGCCTTCACAACGTTCCTGAATGGTGCCGACAACATACTTGCTTTACGGGATTCCATCACGGACTGTACCGGGGACTTCCGAAACATGACGAAGACGATGGCCGACAACGCCGCCGGATCATGGGCCGGATTCACATCGGCAGTGGAGGGCCTGGTGCTGAAATTCTTCGATTTCCGCGAGGCCCTGAAAACGGTTTATGAATGGGCTACGGCAATCGTGAACTGGATCGGCGAACTGGTGGATGCCTTCTCGCCGCTGGGTTCGATACTGGCCACGGTGGCCGGCGCCATCGGGAAACTGATAGCATCGGTGGGGCAGCTGGTAGGATGGCTGACACGACTGTTCTCGCAGACGGCAATAGGCCGTGCCATACTGAACGGGCTTGTGGCCGCACTGGTGACATTCAAGGTGGCCACATTGCTGGCGTCGAAAGCGACAAAGGATCTTTTTGTAAATATCATGGCCAACGTAAAGGCGGCCCTGCAGTACATCAAGAACCTGGGGAAACAGGTAGCTTCGCTGCTCAGTACTACCGCTGCGACAAATGCCGCCACGGTAGCAACTCATTCGTTTAATGCAGCGCAGAAGGCAAATATAATAATGTTAGTTGTCAGCGCGCTGGCTGCATTGGTGACGGCTCTGGTTGCATTTAATTCCAAAACAGATGACGCTACGGAAAAGACGGGCGCATTGACTGAGGCCCGAAGGGAGGCGGCCAGGGAATATGGTGAACAGAAAGGAAAGATCGAAGCCCTGATACTGGTAGCCAATAACGAGAATATATCCCTGGAGCGTCGTAAAAAGGCCGTGGACGAACTGAACCGGACTATTCCGAACTATAACGCACAGATTGACGCTACAACCGGAAAATATAAGGCATCCACGAAGGCCCTGAAACAATATCTTGCCGCCCTGGAGAAGGAGTTGCGCTACAAGGCTAATCAGAAAAAACTGGAGGAACTGGTGTCCGAGGCCGAGGATAAGCGCATGGCATTCGATGAAACCGAACTGGAAGTAAACAGAAATATCAAAAAAAAGAGGGAACAGCAGCGCGCGATTCCATCATCAGGCACAAGTAGAGCCGACAGCTATGCGGGACAACTGGGTGCCCCGATCGCTCGTTATGGCGAATACAATAAATTGGAACGCGAGATCTGGGATGAGGCCAACAAGCGTGCCAGGGCGCGCCAGGAATGGAAGAACGCACAGGCTGAGGTGAATAAGATGAAGTCCTTCATCAACAAGGGACTTGATTCCGGATATATGGTGGCTCCTGGAACAGGCGACAACATCGAGAAGGAAGTGACCACACCGATCAAGAATGCCGGCGCTGCAGCCCGTGAAACCGCCAAGGATCTGAAGAAAATTCCTGAAGAAGTGTCAAATGTAGATGCCGAACTGGCCAAGGCCAATAAGGAGAAAGCCGACAAGGAAGCCGAGGCGCACCGTCAGCGGCTGGAGGCCAACAAGGCGTTCTACGAGACACAGGAGCAGGAGATGCGCAGAAGCGTGAACGAGGGTAAGGTGACCGAGGAAGCCGCCGACATTTACCTGATGGCCCGAAAAAAGGAATTCCACGAGCAACAGCTGCAGGAACTGAACGATTTTTACAACAAGTCGAAGGATGCGGACTATCTGGCCGACGAGGAACGGGCCAAGCTACTGGAAAAGACCCAGGGCGACATCCGGTCCATGACGTCGCAGGTGCTGACGGATACCGGCACGCTTATGGAGAAGATCCGCGAACTGTCGACGGACACCACCAGCGCCGACGGCATCCGGAGCATGTACGACGCGCAGCGGATGTCGATTGAGCAGACATACGCTCAAGCTGTCAAGACCGCAGGTCTGAGCGATGAGCAGATTGTGGCCCTGGAACAAAATAAGCAGCGCAGGATCGCCGAACTGGACTATCAGCAGCAGGAACAGCAGTGGCAGCTGCAGGAGCTGACAGGACTGACATGGGGCCAGGAGTACGAGCGCGAGCTGGCACAGCTGGAGAATTACCATAAGCAGGGACTGATCAAGGAGAAGGACTACCAGAGCAAGAAGCTGCAGTTAGGAGTTACGAACGCCAAAAAGTACTTCGATTATTACTCCGGACTGTCCGGATCTATGTTCCAGGCCATTCAGGATGCGGAGATTGCGCAGAGCGACGCCAAGTTCGACGTGCTGATTCAGCAGGCCAGAAACAACGGGGAGGATACAGCCGCGCTGGAGGAGGAAAAGGAAAACAAGAAGCTGGAGATACAGAAAAAATATGCCGACGTGAACTTCGCCATCAAGATCTCGCAGATCATTGCCGACACGGCGGTGGCGATCATGCAGGCATTTTCGCAGTTAGGTCCTATCGGAGGCGCCGTGGCGGCGGCATTGATCACGGCCACGGGTATCGCCCAGGTGATTCAGGCCAAGGCCGAGCGAGACAAGATCAAGAACATGCAGCCGGGACGGACTTCCGGAAGCGGCTCGGTCAAGGCTCCGACTTCTCCGGCCAAGGCCGAGCGGGCTCTGACAGGATATTCCGAGGGTGGATACACCGGCGACGGCGACCGATACGAGGTGGCCGGAGTGGTGCACCGTGGTGAGTATGTGGTGCCGAAACCCATCATGGAGAATCCGCGCGTCATCGACGCGGTGGGGACCATCGAGGCCATACGCCGCAACAAGATGGCAGGCTCCGGAATACCGGCGACGACTCCGGCCGGCAGCTATGCCGACGGTGGGTTCACCACGCCCGCGGCCATGCCGGAATTCACGGAGCTGGTGACGGCCACGCAGGAACTGCGCGAGGCCGCACGGAATATCCGGGCATACGTGGTGCTTAAAGACTTAGACGACGCGCGCGAGTCGCTGGACCGCGCACGCGCGCCATTCACACGCAAACCATAACCGACATGATACATATCAAGACAAACGGAGAGGAACTGGACCTTCCTTCAGGGTTCTCAATGGAGATAGAGGACTCCAATCCGATATTCAACGACCGGGGCAGCCAGTCGTTGCCGGCCACGGTTCCGGCCACACGCCGCAACATCCGGCTGCTGGACGCTCCGCACCGTATCGATACGGGCCGCGATCCGAACGCCCCGGAACGCGAGGCGGACGTGACCGATGGAGCATACATGCGCCGCGGAAGAATAAACATAACGGAGGCGAGCCGGACGGAGGGATTCACCATGAACATAGGTTTCGACAACTCCGCGGCCTACATGAAGTGGCAGGGAAAGAAACTTTCGCAACTGTCGGGATTGCCTACATTCGACGCCGGCAGAGGCCCGGACATCTGGGATCTGCTCGACCTGTTGTTCAGGATATATGAAAACCCGGATCCGAAAACGGATCCGTTCGCCGTCTTCCCGCTGGCTCTGAACAAAGAGGAATTCGATTCGGAATCGGGATCCGGGAAATCGGAATTGTGGGAAATACTCAACGTGCCCCGGGAAGATGACCTTTATCCGCCTGTGACGGTGAAACGCGTGCTGAACGATGTGCTTACGGAGGTGAAAGTACCGGAGGGGTACATGGTGTCGCCGTTTCTCAGAGTGTGGAAGGTGCTCGACCTGATATTCGCGGATCTCGGAATCCAACACATAACGAGTCCGTTTCACGATGATCCGGAGCTTGTGCGGCTTGTGGTGCTCAACAATGCCGCGGATGCCTGCTGCAGGGGAGAAGTGAAATTCGCCGACCTGATGCCGGACTGCACAGTCCAACAGTTCATGAACGCCCTGTGGGTGAGGTTCGGATTGGTGTACAATATAGACTTCAACAGGAACACGGCAACACTGAAACTGATCAAGGACATAATCGGCACGCCCGGAGGCGAGTCCCTGGAGAAATATGCCGCGGGACATGAGAAGATTATATATGGGGAAAAACAATATGTGAAATTGTCGGCAGGTACGTCGATTGATGGAGCTGAGCCCGGATGCGAACGATTTGAGGATCTGGTGAGAGGACGCGATATATCCACAATCCACATGGGCGCGGACGTGCGTCTCTGGACGATTTACGGCCCCGAAAACGAATACCGCTGGGACGGCGATGTGAACGGCGGATGGTGGAACGATCCGGAACCGGATGAGCCGGAACCGGACGAACCGGATTATCCGGAACCGGACGAACCGGACCGGGATGATGACTATCGGAGCACCAGGAGTGTCGCGCAGACTGATAGGGAGGGGCAGGTGGTGGATGGAACTGTCGGCACGGACGAGAAGTTTCTGGCACGTGAGTTCGTGACCGGGGAATGGTTCAAGCTCGACTGCGGAAACAAGAGGACGAAAATATCTTCTTCGAGTTTTTTCAACTGGGATCCGCAACCGGAAGGACTGTCCGCGCTCGACCTCGCAAGCGACGATGAATGTGTCCCGGTGGCAAAGGTCAGCAACGCACACGCGTCATCGTTGCATTTCGAGGACTATTGCCCTCTGTATCTTAAAGGCTCCAGACATTACCACAGCTACATAAAGGGAAACGATGACGATAAGAACGACGACGAGACGCCGCTGGCGTTCCTGTTTGCCTATACGGTGCAGCATAAGACTATCGGGCGCGTCACTCCGGAAGGCAATGACGGCCAGGGACTCATATTGGATGACGGCACCCGCCCGAAAGTGTCGCTGCTGTTCCAGTTCAAGGACGGACTGTTTAATAATTATTGGCGTCAATATGACGAAATTCTGAGGCATGGAAACAGATCAATAGAGTTGAAAGCACGTATCAACAAGCTGGACCTGCTGAGCCTTAATTTTCTGGATCCGTATCGTTTCAAGGGGGTGCGCGTACTGCTCGACACGGTGGACTATACTTTGCCTGCAGGACGGGACGTGGCCGCAAACCTTAAGATCCGCACTATTCAGACACACGGAGGCTATGACATAAAAGCTGAGCAAAACGTGCCGGAATTCGCGGCAGGAGCCCGACACTTGGAATGGACAGTGCTTGAGGACACATGCGGCAGAAATCTTGACACGCCGGAAACCCGCGCTGAGGCTGTAAGAAAGTTCATCGAGGAAAACAACTATCAACCGCACGGATCCGCTCATGACTGGTATTGCGTGGACTCGAGGTCCGTGATGTTCTGGTATGTAGTCAAGGTAACTCGCTGGGAGGATGACGAGCCTAATCAGATGCCGCAAGGGGTCGGAGATTCCGTGACGCTGACATATCAGGCTGACATCGTATATGCAGTTTACGAGATTCACGACTTGGACGAGAGTCCCGACACGCATTTCCAATATGGACACGTAAGGCCGGCACTGGGAGAGGTGAGGGTAAGAACGGACTATCAGGTTAAGCTGTACGGCATACTTGTGCCCGATTAGTCCTTTGCCCCATACGGCGGGAATAATAAATTCGCAACATGGATAAGAATAACATTACGACGGCTCCGCAGGTGGACGGGTTCACTTACTTTTTCGAGAAGTGGAAACGTGACCACGTTGGCTCTGAAAAGGCATTTTATAGTTTTATGACCACTCCGGGTACTGAGCGTGACGAGTTTATGAATTCGCTGGGACCCGAAGTGAGTCTCGATTTCAGAAGTGCCGTGGCGGAAGTGACATTAAAGAAAAGCAAATGATCAGCAAGGTTGTAAAAAGCGGATACGCATTCTCGCGTAATCCCATACTTGTACATGCCGAGGCTCCGGAAGGCGTGACGCCAGGGGTAGCCGGGAGTTTCTTTACCATTTCCATAGGTGCGGAGAAGGTCTATACGGGGCGTTTTTATCCACCATTGGATCTGGATCTGGCAGAAATTGTGGATGCGCATATAGGATTCTTCAAGGAGCCGGAGATAGACGATGCGGCACCGTTGGTGCGTATAGAAACGGCTGAGGAAATGTTCAGACGTTATGTGTTCGCATTGTTTGAATTCGCTGAGGATGAATATGAAGAAGAATTTGAGTTCATGGCCATACCGGGAGGAATATCCGGGCAAAATTTCAAACGGATGCTGGCCACGGGCCAGGATATTTTCAACGCGCGGTTTTTCAACCACAAAAGCAATTTCTTTATGACGACACGCACAGCCGGATGGCGCATCGTCATGAAGGAAACAGAGCTGTATCCGCTTTACTTCATCATGCCGGGTTCGGCTTCGCTGGAGATAGTGGAGGCGCTTTCAAAGAAGTCGCTGGCGCTGGGAGATCTGACACAAGGTGTATTCGCCCTGAATCTCGACGCGGTGCGCCGGAAGTTTATGCAGACCTATGACATCATCCCTAATATGTTCCACCTCTATGTGGACGGGAGTTATTCGTGCTGTATGGTAATAGAGGCGTCGGCCGCTGCCAGGGAACGTTATCGATTGAAATTCCGCAATTCTTTAGGGGTGTTCGAGATTATAGAACTGGTGGGTACGTTGAATGTCTCGCCGGATTACACAGCATCGGACGAGTCCGGTTTCGAGCGCTACGATCCTGACGCCGGGGCATTCTATGCCGACCGCGAACGAATAGAGCGCAAACAAGTCATAACCGTTGAAACCGGTGTGAAACGCCCGGACGAAGTACGTTTCCTTATGGATATGATCGGAAGCGAGGAAGTGTATCTGCTCGACCTGACGGAACTCCCGCTTAAGGTGATTCCTTCGGCGGAAAGCCTGAAATATTCGCCACGCCCGGAGACTCCGGAGAAATTCACGCTGAAACTCAAATTGGCGGATACGGAGTCCAACATCATGCAGGACATCATAGACGGGCTGGAAGGCCGTAAGCCTCGCGTATTCAGCAAGCAATTCAGCAAACAATTCAATTAACAACAATATTATGCCAAGCACAAAAGATTTAATAAAAGCCAAAATCTCAGCCCTTAAGGCCGAGATTGAGCCGGATTCCATATCTCCATCATATCTCGGCGAAATACTTGACGATATGGTCGACGAGCATGATATGATTGCCAAAATTCGAGAATACGTCGAATTTGATGGTTTCGTCAGCGGCAAAACAATAAACGGGAACCAATCGACATCTGCATCTGATGATGCCGGTAAGGCTGTGTATTACGATTCCACACACAAAACATTTCTGCTTTTCAATGTGAAGAAAGGCGGAACAACCACAATCATATCCGATTCCGGGTATGTGGACTGGAAAGACGGTGACAATTTCGGAATGGCGATTGCCACCGGTCGAGAACCCTACGATGGGAAATTGTATGCAGACGTAAGCACTGGCCGGCTATACCGAGCCGAGGTCGGGTCACTCGTTCTTGTCGGCTCAGGATTCAAGAGTCTGCATGTAGAACAGGAGGGGCAGAACTACACAGTACAGGCCCTCGACATCCTCGGAAAGCCTCTGTCCGGTGTTTCTCTCCCGGTACCGCTATTCGAGGTCTCGTGGAAGCAGCTTCAGGAGCTGCGTCGCATAAATAAACTTATTCCGGGCCAGATGTACCGCATAACAGACTACATCACCACAGTAGCCAACGATCCGGAGGCGCAGAGTGCCGGCCATCCTTTCGACATCGTGGTCATGGCGCTGTCGGCCAACTCACTTTCAGAACACGCTCTGGCTATGCGCTCTACACGCGACACTGATGGCTACTTCGCCGATGCGAAGCTGGAGGCATGGAAGGTGTGGTACTGCATCGACAACGATACCACGCGCTTCCAATGGGCCGACACCACCAACGGCAAGGGTGTCATATACCGACTCATCGACGAGTGGCAAAATGACTGTCCCTACGACTTCAAGAACATCCAGTTCAGGAGATACAAAATAATTAATGGGTCACAGCAATACCTGTCATCCCTGTTCGGGAGTTACTTGGGGTTAAAGGATGGTATGAACCGACTCGTATCCGACAACAACGATTATACGTGGGCATATACTTTCTCATTGATAAAGGGTGAGGAATGTACCGACGCCTCTGTATGTGACATCACCGGGAATTGCCAATGTGAAAACAATCGCATTCGCGGATACTTCACGACGGATCTTCGCGACGATGCTGTTTTTCAAGTCCTGTCGCTTAATAACATTATCTGCATAATAGACGTCGCAGATATGCCGAGTACCCGTACGAGTACGATTAGATACAATTCTTTCGGTCTCGGATGTTACTCCATCACTCTTTTCGGTCTGCCATGCAATAATACATTCGGGTATTGCTGTGCTTGCAATATTGTTGGCGGCAGCAATAACACATTCGGTTATAAATATTCGGGCAATTCGTTTGGGATTATGTGCAACTGCAATACATTCGGCAACGAATGTATGGATAACATAATCGGAGATTCCGCATCATATAATACATTCGGCAACGAATGTTCCGAAAACCTCCTCGGCAAAGGCAGCTTGAGAAATACATTGTCCGACCGATGTGTACACAATGATTTGACATCAGGATGCTTGGACAACAAATTGTCTAATCATTGCCGAAACAACATTCTCGGTGGCGATTGCGAGGGAAACTCTTTCGATTGTCAGTGCCGATCGATTGAATTAGGAAACAGCTGTATCGGGAACATCTTTGGTACCGGTTGTGTCAACATCAAGTTCGGGAACAACTACCAGTTTAATACAGTAGGCAATGACGTTGCGAATTTGGATATAGATAACGAAGCTGGGACGCGGGAGAACGTCCGTTATGTAAACATCCTGAACGGCACCAAGTTGTCGGCCAACTCTTACACTGTTATACCCTGCCCTGAAGATGCGCCATACAGTTTCTTCGTAGGTGTAGCCTCAGACGGGACTCCAAGGATGGGGTTCCTTGCCGACCTTTTGTAACTCCACCATCATGCCATCGTAACTAAATGCTTAAATCCTCTGTCACGGTGGCATGATGCCAATATTTAGCTTATAAATCCTATAATCATGGACAAACAATTTACCGTAGGCTCCAGCGCCTTCTTCTCAGGCATGCCTGATTTTCGCTCCAAGGACTCGGACATTCTCATCCTGACGGACGAGCCGGACGGCTTCCAGTGGCGTCGCGAACAGCAGTTGCGCGGCGTAAGCACTTTCCGATATAAGCGCGAACCGCTCGCGCAGATGATTCAGCGGACACTCGATGCGGACGATCCGCTGCTGGTCGGCAAGTTCCTCGTGCCGGAAGTAGCCGCAGAACTCGGTGCCTCAGTCGCGGACATCCTGCCGCTCCAGCCGCTTGTCGGCAAACTAGACGACAAGCACAAGTATTACGCTGTCATTTTCGATGCCTACCAGGCCAACGGCGCGTTCACACTCACTCAGGACCAGCGTGATGAGGCCTATCAGCTTTATACGGAGGCAAGGAAACCAAAAGAATAAGAATAGAAGGAGGAAATGATGAGAAAGGTAAATTACAAATCCGACTTTGACTTCATACTGAGGTTGAAGGATTCACGAGACGAGACTAAAACGGTACCGTTTCCTGAATGCGATTGGGATGCAGAGTTTTGGACATCGAGCAAGCCCAACGCATACCGCGCATCCTGTATCGGTGGCGAATATGTCAACTGCTTCCGTGAAGCGGACGGTAGCATCCATTTCGTGTTCAACAACCACCGTATGGGCAAAGGCATACTGCAGTGGGAGCCACACTTCCGATTCCCGAACGACATCTATCCCGACGGCTTCCAGGACCAGTTTCGCAAGGCTCAGCTCGGCATCGAGCTTGTGGACGGTGACGGCGACGATGTGGCCGACACTCCCGACGTAGAAGTCTATATGCCGGCCGTCTACCTGACCGCATACGACCTTGCCGTACGAAACGGCTACACCGGCACGTTGACCGAGTATATCGAATACACCAACCGTTTTCCGCAGGTCGTGGAGACCGCCGAGGCCGTTAATGCCCTGCTGTCCGACTTCGCAGACGGAAAGGCCATGATTGCCGACGCGCTCACACGGCAGGGCGCGGACACGTCCGCATCTGAATCCATGCAGTCGATGGCCGACAAGGTACTTGGGTTGCAATTGGCCGTAGAGGGAGACCCGCAGTATGTAGAGCATGACAGCCGTGTAGGAGGTTACGACCTCTACAACGTCATGCACAACCACCGCAAGGCCGAGTACCCGTACATGTACGCCGTTTCGTTCAACGCCCCAACCGTCACGCTATCGGGCGCAGACGCATACCTTTGCTCAGACGGCTACTTCACAGAGGAAAGCGGCACACACAGGATGCCGTTCGCGCAGGAGCATTACGTGATATACTACTTCCGCAACAGGAGCTTCTCATTGACGGCCACTGCGGCGAGATTCATCAACGAAATGTGCGTATATAACGGTGCGCCAATCGTCAACTTCGACCGCGTGTCGATTCACAGTCTCGCCATCTACGGCGACGAATTGTTCTCAACAGATAACGTAAATGCGTTCCGAATTTACGGCGGAAACTTGACCGACATCGCCATAGAGACGTTGGAGAGCGGTTACATACAGATTGATTCGGTCAATTTATCGTCATTCCGCATGCCGAATCTAAGGACCTTGAGAGGGGGTAATATGATGATCTATTTGAATTGGATGCAGAGTGCAATGCTGCCCGCGCTTGCCACAATCTCGGGAGGCACCATAGCCAACAGCTGCGGCGCGCTTGCCGAGCTGTCCCTGCCCGCGCTGGCCACGGTCTCGGGTGGTAACGTGGTCAACAACGCCAATGCCCTCACGGAGCTGTCCCTGCCCGCGCTTGCCACAATCTCGGGAGGCACCATAGCCAACGGCTGCGGCGCGCTTGCCGAGCTGTCCCTGCCCGCGCTGGCCACGGTCTCGGGTGG